GGCGCAGGCGGCTTCAGCGGATCGATTATAGCCTACGAGGCGTAGGACTTGCCGCCGACAACGCCCAACGCGACATACCGTGTATGCCCGCTGTACGCCGTGTAAACGCCCCAACGGTATCCGCCAGCCGTGATTACGCGGCTGATCTTGACCGTGGAGCCAGCCTTGTACTGGCCGACGACCTTGTAGCCGGTTCCAGCGCCCGTGCGGATGTTCACGGTGGTCTTGAACCGATACGTCCCCGCGCCGCTGTTCGATGCGGGCGCAACCGCCTTGCCGCCGCCGTACGTGGTGTACTGCAAGCATATCCAGCCGCTTGGCGTGCGACCCCAGCCGTTCTTCACCTCGTAGAGGTCGAAGCGCGTCCCCTTCGGGTAGGTGCGCACGACACGGTAGCCCGTCCCAGCTCCAGAGCGCACGTTAAGCGCCGAAGCCGTGGACGTGTAAACGCCCATGCTCTTGGAGCTGGCAGTTGACTGCTGTGCCCCTCCCTGCTCCACGGTGCCGCCGACCTGACCCGTCTTCATGTAGGCCGCAACCTCGGCCTTGAACTGGTTCCAGGACTTGCCGTACTGCATGAAGTACTCGAGCGGGTCAGTGTGGTCGGAGCCGCCCCAGCGCATTCGCGCGTCGTTGTGGCTGATCATGCGGTCGATTCCCCACCCGCGCTTGTTCAGGTAGTCGCCAGCCCACTTGACTGCCTCAGACCACTGACGGTTGAAGTCGTCGCGGTTGGTTGCGTGGCAAAGCTCGATGTTCACGCATCGGCTGTTGCCGTTTCCGACCGCCCACGCCTTTCGATTGTCCGCCATCGTGTGGTAGACAGTGGATCCGTCGAGGTCCATCACGTACTGCACTGCGTAGGCGTAGCCGCGGCTGTACAGCTTGTAGTGGTTGTAGGCGCTTGCACCCGGGTTGCTGGTCTCGTGGATGACGAGGTAGCTTGCGTTGTTGACGCCGTGCCCCTGGTTGCAGATCGTCTCTTTCTGGGTGTAGGCATGCGCCGTGCCAGGCATCAGCGCCGCAGCCAGCACAAGCGCCAGCAGCAGACCGACAACCTCGACGAATGCTCTCTTCTGGTGCTTGCTCACTGGTCGCCACCTCCCTTCGCGGCGCTGATGCCGATGCACGCGCCGATGAAGGTTCCAACGCCAGTGATGATGGTTGCCGCCGTTGCGGTGTCAGGCCATCCGACGGCGTTTCCCACGGTGAGCGTCAGCGTAGCCAGCGCAGGACAGACCACGAGGCCGACCCACTTCAGGACGTCGTACGCCTTGTCCGGCATAACGTACTTGCTCTCTTGTTCTTCCAATTTCTCAATCCTCCTCTACATGTGCGTTCATGATTTCCTGGTACAGCTTTGTTCCTGTTCCGTTGCCTCCGAGGTCGTGGTAGGCGGCGTACACGCTGGTAGCCTGCTCCTTCACGCGGACGGGGCAAGCGTGCCCCGACACAACGTAGTCGCGGTGGTAGTCGATGAGCTGCTGGCGCAGAAGCGCCCTCATACCCTGCTCCATCGCCTTGTCGTGGTCGTTCTCGCGCTTCACCACGCCCTTCACGCAGACAACAAGGCCGCCGACGATAGCGGCCAGGAGCGGGGATACCACCCAGCCGACCAGTTGATTTGCGTCTATGAGCAAAATGCATCACCTCCCCTCGCTTGCCGTATAATCTGGGCAAGCCCTGGCGGAATCCGATCGGAGAGCCGTTAGCCGCCAGAAACGAGTGAAGCCACCCTAACGGGTGGCTTCCTTGCTTTTCGCCGTTTTGCGGTCTATGAGATTGTTCCCGAACGGTCACCTGCCGCTAGCAGCCGCACACGCGATCGACTAGCACGCATGCCTGCTTGATGCCGACAGCAGCGTCGGGGGCGAACGTCAGGGTTGCGAAGGCTCCCCCAACACCGCCTACCACCGTCACGTAATCGACTATCGAGACCGTTGCCAGGTCGCCTGCCGCAGCAAGCGTCGCCCCCGCGCTGGAAGCGCAGCCAGGGCTCCCGCTCTTGCTCATGGTCACGTTCACCGTTCCCGCTGCGGCAGCATCGAGCGTGAAGCTGGATACCACGCGATAGGTGCCAGGAGACTTGAGCTGTATCCCGCCTGAGCCGTTTCCCTGAATGGCACGCGTCCTGCTCACCGCAGTCGGGAACAGGATGCTGCTGCCAGCGCCCACCGCCTGCGATGCGCTGCCGCCGTAGGCGAACTTCGCCGTCTTGCAACCCATGGCGCACCGCCTAAGCCGCGAAGGCGGTTCCGTAGCCTCCGCAGCAGCCGTTGCCGCCGAAGAACGGGTTGCCGCCCGCGTTGTAGGTGGTTGCATTCGGGTAGCGCACCACGCCGCAGAGCGCGTTCTGCATCTGAAGCTGCTGAACCTGCGCCTGAAGCGCCTCCATCTTGTCGCGGCAGATTACGTCGAGAACCTTCTGCACCTGGGCGGTGACGTTCTCGTTGATTGCCGCCGTGTTCATCGCTCCGCTGAACTTCAGGTCGTCGATGTTGCGGTTGGTCTTGCAGCAGCAGTCTGACATCTGCTGAGAGATGGCGTAGTCGCCGTTCTGCACGGTCTTCTGGGTCTCGTTCGCAAGTCGCGCGTTCTCGTAGCCCAGGTTCGCAAGGCCGTTGTCGGTCTGGCGGGCGATTGCCGACTGGTTGTCGCCCAAACGGCCGACCGCGTTCTGAAGGTTGTTGAAGTTTCCGCTGTTGCAGAGCGCGGACTCGGTTACCGGCTCGGGGCTGTTGTTGCGGTTCCAGCCGTTGCCCATCCACATGAAGGCGAAGAGCATGAGGACGTAGATTAGGCCGCCGCCACCGCCGAAGTCGTTGTCCTTGGCCACTGCGGCGATGTCCGCCGCGCTAAGGGGAGAAGTTTCCATCTTGGACTCCTTTTCTCGAAATGTGCAAATTAATCACCTCTCGCGAGTTAGGTGTCTACCTCAGCCCCAGGCTCGCCATGAGCCGCTTCGCCTGCTCAAATGCTTGGGAGCACTGGTCTTGCGTGATTTGCCCGCTGCGGAGCATCTGCTCCACCTGCGCCTTGGCCTGCTGCGGGTCGGTCGATTTGATGAACTCCATCAGGTTGGGCGGCTGCTGCCGTTGCGGCATGCTGCTTGAATTGCTCAGCAAGGGATTCAAGGCTGCTCCTTAGCGATTCGAGGTCTTGCACGGTGGCATACTCCGTAGGAACGTCATCCGTGGCCTTGAAGTCGTATGCGCTCACGGACTTCTGACCGCTCGCGTCGGCTTCCACCACGTAGAACCTTGCCTGGTTCCTGTCCATGAGGATCTGCTGGCTGTTGGGAGCGAGCTGGTACATCCTTGCCGACTCAACCCCGTTGACGAACTGCAAGCCCTGCGGCTGCTGTTGCTGCATCTGAGGCATCTGGTACGGCATGGGGAACGATGGCTGGTATCCGTTGAACATTTGAGGCTCCTAAGACGAAGGAAGCCGCCCCGATGGGCGGCTTTGCCTGGTTGTCTTGGATCTTCGCCGATTCCGCGGTAACGATGGTCACAGAACGTGGCACAATCATGGCACGAGCCTGTATCCCTCTCCGTATACGCTCAGTATGTGCCTCTTTCCGACCTTCTTGCGCAGGTTGCGCATTCTCTCCTTCAGTGCAGCGGAGTCTGCCATGGTCTGGTCTCCCCACACCTCGCGGATCAACGTAGCCTTGCTCACGGTGGAGCCGCCAGCCATAGCAAGCTGGTAGAGAAGGTCGAACTCGATCCTGGTAAGCTTCACCTGCTTCCCGTCGAACGTAGCGGTGCGCCTTGCGCGATCAAGCCCAAGCGCAACATCCGTGTGCCAATGCTTCACCTCGCACCTGCGCAGGATTGCGCGTATACGGCACGAAAGCTCAAGCATCCCAAACGGCTTCACCAGGTAGTCGTCGGCTCCTACGGTGAATCCGTACACCTTCTGCGCCTCGTCGTCCAAATCGCCCATGAATATAACGGGCGCGTTGGTTCGGTCGCGCACAAGCTTCACGAACGCGAAGCCGCTAACACCGGGCAGCGTAACGTCCACGAGGTACATGCGGATCCTCGTCTGCCTGGCGACCTCAACGGCCTCTTCGGCCGATGCTGCGTGCAGGTGTTTTATCCCCATGTCGTCAAGCGCCCGCTCTATCTTGCGGGCATGGGCAAGGTCGTCGTCAACTATAAGAATGCGCGTCATATAAGTACTCCCCCTAGCTTTCGTTCTCATTCCTTTTTAGGGGGGGGGTAGGCACGCACCTGGGCTGCCTGCACGCTCTTTTACGCCCACGCATCAGCTGCTTCGGTAATTGTCTTTCATGTTCTAACAACATGACTGAACGATATGACGACAAAAAAGCGTCTTGTCGGTTTGTGCCTGCTTTATTGCTTTTCGCTACCGCCAAGTTCGGTGAGCGGACAGGAAAATACCAGGTCGAAACGCATACGAAACATAACGAACACGCCTGGGATTTTTCTCAGGCAGAAAGGAAACCGAAATGAACCTAAAGAAATCGCCTACAGCCATAACCCGCACGCAAAGCGCAGGCGGCAGGCCGTTACAGATCCGTAGCTTGGAATCTCCTTACCGACCACCAAGTCGCACAAATTGACGCATACGACGCTTCCGAATCTCGCAATAGTCAAGAGTCCGCCTTTTTCGGTGAACTCGAGATTCGGCTTCAAGACCTCCAGGGATACGGAATCACGAATAAGCCATGATGCCGTCGCAATGGATAGTTTTAGGCCAGTCTTTTGTCTTTGACTTGAAGTCAACACGAAGCGAGCCGTCGGACATGTGGAACCACATCAAATCATTGCTGTTCGCGCCCTCTGTCCACATCATGCCGACCAAACCGCAAAGGGTAAGCGATGCAACGGCGGGAATCTTGGCAATCTCGTAGCCCCACTCTTCACCTGACTGAATGAGGGTGTTGCTGCTGCCCGTCACGTCGATCTGCACGCCGAGCTGCGTTTTCCACGCTTTTACGGCGAAACCGCTCTTTACGTCTGCGACTGTAAGCGGCGTGCGGGATACGGAATCCCCGAGGGCGCTGATGCTCTCGGCGAGCTGGCTGTTCGACTTAAGCCCACCGACCAGGACAACAGGCTCCGACGGGACAAGCCCGGCGATCGGGACGCGAGCGATCGCGGCATACGCCTCGGAATTGCCGTTGAGGATCGACCCGCCGCCAAGCTCAGGATCGGAGGCTGCTCCTGTGGTCGGGGTACCGGCGACGACCTCTACCGAGACGCTCTCGATGCCGCCCTCCTGCTTGTAGTGCAGGGCCACGATGTCGTTGCGGTTGTAGCCTGTGGTGCCCACTGCGACGTCGACATCTTCGCCAGAGCCCTTGATGCGCACGTGCCTGCCCTGCATCAGCAGCTCGCCCGCCGCGATATGCAGCGTGTTCGCCGTCTTCATGGCCATGGAGCAGCCGCTAAGGATATAGGTTCCGTCTCCGAGGGTAACGGCGTTGAACGCCCCGAAGTCCTCGCTGTCGACGTGGTCCGTCCCGCCGCGTCCGGTGATAAGCTCTGCCATCTTTGCTCCTTACATCTTCCCATTCTTGATAACGGCATCCCCCGCCTCGTAGGAGACGGAGAGTCCGTTTGTCTTGTACGCCGCTATCTTCTTCTCGATCGGAACCGAGACGCTTGTGTCCGTGACGCTGTCGTAGCAGCTCACGACGTCGCCGATGAAGAGCTCGTCGGTGCCCAGGTCGCTGAAGCTCGCCTCGGCGAACACCTGATACTCCTGCAGCTTCTCGATGCCCTTCTCCTCCAGCTCGGACTCCTCCGCGCTGCTGTAGTCGTATACCTCCGTGCGCTCCATCGCGCCCTTCAGCGTCTGCGTCTTGCCAACCTTCCCAGCCGCATCGGCGTAGAGGTGCAGGACGGTCCTGGCGGCCAGCTCGCCTTTCCCCAGGCAAACCAGATGGTTCACCGGCAGGGTATGGCGCTCCACCTTCGCCGTACGCACGACGGTCCTCTTCCTCTCGGGCGCGACGGTGACCGCCCCTCCGACGCAGACGATGCGCGGGACCATCCCCACGCTGGCCATGACGGCGCATATCCCCTCATACGCTGTGCAGTAGCGGTTGAGCCTGAGGCTCCTCACCACGACGCCGGAGGAGGACTTTGGCGCAGACATGACCGATCCCAGGCCGACGCGGGCTATAAGGGAGCCGACCACGGCATTCAGCTCGCCCGACACGGTCAGGTAGTCCTGCCCGCTGTCGGGGGACAGCACCTTTGCGGCGAGCATGCCATGCCAGGTCATGCCCCCGTAGACATGCTGGCGCTCGTCAGGATCCGCGCCGAAGTCGGTTATAAGACCGCCGTGCTCGGTGCCGTCGACGTAGACGTAGCCGCCGCACTCCAGGCGCTCGCTGCCCTCGGGGAGGCGCAGCTCGAAGTCGTTCTCGTCCTTCCCGTACGCGAACTCCATGCGGGATGGGAGGACCATTCGAACATCGCGCATGTTCTTGTCCGCATGCACCGCCGCGATCATCGCGTCCTCCACTCAGGCTCGCTGCGATGCTCGACGAGCACGACGTCGAACATCGCGTCGCCCCTGCTCGAAACCGCCTGGATGCCGCTCGGCACCTTCTCGAAGATGTACGAGCCGCTTCCCTCGCCGCCTGGGATGCGCTTCGGGAACACGTTGGTGCGGTCTCCGTACTTGCCGACCAGCTCCGCGGTCATGGCCTCGGTGTCGATCTCGGCGTAGGCTCCGTCGGGGACGGACACCTTGAGGCCGTACTCGTTGCCCGCGACGGTCGCCGCTGGGTCCTCGCATGGGCCGTAGAAACGGAGCACGATGTCCGCGGCCGAGATGCCGCCGTTGTCGATCGTCCTGCTGCGCGCGTCGGAGACGGAGAAATCGAACGGGAAGTCGAACGGGAAGTCCAGGCTGCCCGTTCCGCCACCGTCGCCCGGCTCGAAGTGGTGGACGGTCTCCCTGCGCCACTCGCGCGACGGGACGAGGAGCGTCATCTCGCACTCGAAGAACCTTCCGTCCATCCACCAGTTGTCGGCCTCCCTGGCCACCACGTAGCAGCCGAGCCGCCACCCGTTGACCTCGACGGATCCGGGCTTGCCGTCCGCTATGTCGCATTCGGATATGTCCGCTATCCTGTCGCGCCACGCCAGGCCCTCTTCCTCGGTCGCAGCCGCCACGCCCACCTTCAGCGTGACCTCGTCGGGCTCCCTGTAGAAGTAGGGGGCCGCGTACGACGAACCCGCCTCGTACTTCCACTCGGAGTCCCGCAGCTTGCCCTCGAAGAGGTTCAGCGCCTCGTCGGCGCCTCCGAACTCGATGCTCTGGCCCCTGTTGTTCGTGTACTTGACCGCCAGGTTCATCGCACGCCCCTAACCAGGCGGCCGAACTCCCTGCTGTCGATCCTCACGGATACCTCCCTGTCCATCTTCCGCTCGATCCTGTCGAGCCTCTGGTTCACGCCGTCGAGCCGCAGCGTCACCTCCTGGATGCCCTGCATGAAGGCCTGGCCCAGAAGCGCGTACTGCGTCGCCGACTGCATCGCGAGCTCCGCGCGCGCCTGGTCGATGTCGAGGTCGAGCGTGGACATGCCGTCGACCTCGCGCGCGATCATCTGCGCGAAGGGCCTGGCGTACCGCTCGTTCGTCAGCGGCACGATCGCCTCCGCCCCGTCCTCGCCGACGATGTCGAGCGGGACCGCCTTCGTGGCGATCGCGCCCTTTGCATGGAACCGCGGCACGAAGCCTCCGTCCGCGTGGGGTCTGATGCCGCCTCGGGCGTTGTGGACCTCCGTGATGATCTTCTCGACGGTAGTCGTGATCTTCTTGGAAACCAGGCCGCCGATCGCGCTCACCGTGCTCCAGATGTTGGATGCGGCAGAGCCGTCGGCCGCGTTGCCGCTGACCGAGGCGTTGACGCTCTTGTCGTGCATCCTGTCGACGGAGCTGTTGGTGTCGTCGACCTGCCCCTTCGCCTGGCCGTTCGACGCGTTGCCGTAAACATTTGCGCTCGCCTGCTTCGACACCAGCGCGGTGCCGTTCCAGACGTAGTTGTGGCCTTGGGCGTCGGTCAGGCTGGTGTCCTGGACGATGGCGGTGCCGTTCTTGTCGACCAGCGCGGTGCCGTTCCACGTGTAGACGTTTCCCTGCGCGTCTATCAGCTCGGTGTCGTAGACGTACACGCCGCTGTTCTTGTCGAGCATCGGCGTCCCGTTGAACGCGGTGATCGCCGCGATCATCTGGTCGGTGTTGCCGTTGCAGCTCTGCGCCAGCGCCGACAGGTTCTCGCTGCCGATGCTGTTCAGCTCCTCGACGGAAACGCCGGCCTCGGCGAGCGCCTGGCTGAAGCTGGAGATGTCGACGTTCACGGACGAGAACACATCGCCGAGGTTCATCCCGGTCAGCGCGTCGCGGATACCTGCCGCGCCCTCGGCGGCCTTCCTCTTCGCGTCATCCATGCCGACGCCCCATTCGGCGAGCTTGCCGACGATGCTGGCGCTCGTGCCGTCGTAGGCGAGGGCAAGCTCCTGCATCTGGTCCGCCGTGAGGTTGCCAAGGTCCTCGGTGCTCGCCCCGAGCTCGCGCAGGTCGTCCTTCAGCTGCCCCAGGCCGTTCGCGCCGAGGTTCTGCTTCAGGATCGCCGCGGCGGTCCCGAACTTGTCCGTGACGGTGTTGCCCCACCTGTCGTAGGCGTCCGCGCTGTCGCTGGTGGCCTTCGACGCGTCGCCCATCGCCGATGCGATGTCGTTCACGGCGGACGTGGTGTCGTCCACCTTGTCTTTGTACTTGCCGAGTTCTTTGTCGACGATCTCCGTCGCCTGAGCCTCGGCCTCCTGCTGCGACATCCAGTAGTTGCTTCCCTGGATCAGGGCGTTCTTGGTGTCCTGGATGTCCTGACCGCGGCTCACGACCTTTGCGGCGTACGCGTCCTCTGCCTCGGTCTTCTTCTTCAGCGCCTCGGTGTAGTTGCTCTCCATGGCGGAAAGCTCGATCTCGCGCTTCTTCGCCTCGACCAGGCCGTTGACCGACTCGGTGAGGCTCCGCACGTTGCCGTCCTGGTCCTTGTAGCTGTTCGATGCCGCGTCAGCCGCAGTGAGCGACAGGCCGAACTGGTTGTTCACTTCCTCTAAAGCCCATTGCAGCCTGCCCTGGCTCTCGGCAGAGAGGTCGGTGTGGCCCGCGTACTGTTGGATGATCGACTGCGCGGTGCTCAGCGTGTCCACCTGCTGCTGCGCGGCGCTCGTCGTCCTCTCCATCGCGTCTACGCTTGAGGCGATGGACGAGTTCAGCTCGGCGATGCTCGGCGCGCTCTGGCTCGCTGTGCTCCCGACCACCTGTATGGCCCCACCGTAGTCCCCGAGCGCAGCCGTGTTTGCCGCTGCTTGGTTGAGCCCCTCGGTCGCCTTCCTCGCGTTCGCGGTGTTCGTCACGTAGTCGGTGACCGCGCCCGCGAACAACCCAACCGCTGCAGCTCCAACGGTGAGCGCGATTCCGACGGGGCTGATGCTCCTGCCGAGGACCGCCGACGCCTTTGCGGCGAGCCCCGCGCCCTTCTCGAGCTGGCCGAGGCGACCAGCGACATCGGAGACGATGCCGCCCGCGGACTTGAAGCCAGCGAACCCTGCGAGCGCCGCGACGATCTGGGGCCCCAGCTGCGCTAGCACGGAGTCGAGCTGCTTGACGGTCGGCATGGCAGCGGAGACGCCGGAGGATACGGCCTTAAAGAACTGGGTAACGGTTTTGCTCGCATCTCCCATCACGCCGACTATGTTCTCGGAGCCGATGGCGTTGATAACCGATGCGACGCCCTTGATTACAGAGTTCAGGAAGTTGCTCCACCCGGTCGCAATTCCCTCGGTTCCGAGCTTCGCCTGCTCCGCGAACGATGCGAAGTTGGCACCGCCCTCCTTGTCCAGGCGAACCAGCGCGTCGCAGAAGTCGCTCATCGTCACGTCGCCGCGCTTTAGCGCCTCGTACAGGTCGGTGGCGCTCTTGCCCTGCCCCAGCATGCTCTGCGCAACCTGGTCGAGCTGACCGGGCATGGCGGTCTGGATGCTTCTCCAGTCCTCCAGCTCGGGCTTGCCCTTGGCGAGCACCTGGCTGAACTGCTCGAGCGCCGCCTCCTGGACCTGAGTGCTCGCACCGCCAGCCAGAAGCGCGTCGTTGAAGGCGAGCATGATGTCGGTCGCCTTGCCCACGTCCTTCACGGTTGGCACGATCTTCTGCACGCTGGAGGTCATGGAGTCCAGGCGGGTAGGCAGCCCCGTCAAGTGGTCGCTCATCTTCTGGATCGAGCTTGCCGCGTCGTCGGCGCTGTATCCCAGCGACTCCATGACGCGCGGGAAGTTCTTCATCGTGTCGACGCGGCTGATGGCGGAGTCCATCGAGTTGGCGATTACACCAGCGGCCTTGCTGAACGCCTGCGCGAACAGGTTGCCTATGAAGCTGCCCTTGATCGCCGTGGCGAGCGACTTCTGCGTGCTCGCGCCGAGCGAGCCGATCGTCTTCTCGTAGTCGGAGGGATCGGCGGTTATCTGGATTACGACCTTGCCGTCGGACACTTAGACACCTCTAATCCTGCGGTTGCAGGCGGCCTCCTCCTCTGTCCTAGCAGGCAGCATCACTGCCATCTTCCGCTCGCGGAGCGCGCTTCGCTCCTCCTTGCCGAGCCTGCCGTCCCCGAGGTCCGCCGCCCTAATGCTTATCGCCTGCACTATCTGCGAACGGTCACCTAGGCCGTTGAACAGGGCCATGAACCGGTGCCAATGCATAGAGGTCGACTCGTCGGTCAGGTCGATACCGTACTCGCGCTGGAAGTCCGCAGCGATCCTCGAGGCGTCGTACTCCCAGTCGAACAGCCTCTTGCCGCGCAGCCTGCGCTCCGAGCGCGTGGGAGGCCTGTCGGGGACGGAGGGGTCCCTGCGCCTCAGGAAGTCCATCGCAGCCTCCAGCGCGTCGTTCGGGTGGCGCATCGCCTCTTCGCGCGCCTCGCCGTGCGGGAAGGCGAGCGCCAGGACGGCAAGCGCCTTCTCTGCTGGGTCGGGGGACGGGTCGTCGAGCACCTGCCAGACGGTCATCCAGACGCGCCAGTCCGTGTTTACGGGAAGGTCCGCCCCGCACACGTCGACCGAGCACGGCGCGCCCTCCGTCAGAAGCCCCATGGGTTACTCCTTGAGTTTGCTCGCCAGCTTGTCGGCGATGGAGGAGATGGGCGTCTCCTGAGCGTCCGCCGCCTGCGCCTGCATCATGCCGGCGACCTCCTGCATGGCGGCGGAGATGCTGAAGCTCGCATCCTCGGCCTTGTTGACTTCGGTCATGAGGAACGAGAGCAGCTCGATCTCGTCGATTACGCTGTGCTGGCGATGCTCGAAGATCTCGTCCTGCGCCTGCTGGCCGAGGATCGCGCCGATTAGGTTGCGCAACATGTTCGACACGTTGACGTTCACGTTCTGGTCGTTGGCTAGCTTGTCGCCGCCGATTGCCTTCAGGTTCGTGTAAGCCATCGCCACACGGTCGGCCATCTCGGCGCTCCCGATCTGGATCGCGTACTCCCTGCCCTCGATCTCGACCTTCACCGTGCGGTCCTTGAACTTGAATCCCATTTCCGTTCCTTTCGCTTGCTTGGTAAAAGAAAGCGCCCGGGCTCGCCATGCGTTGCCCAGGCGCTCAGGCACGATTGCCTTGCTCCCTATTTGGTCGGCGTGAAGGCGGTGCCGCTCCACGTGCCCTTGGTCCAGGCCTCGTCCTTCATGTTCAGCGTGCCGCTGAGCTTTCCAGGTTCTCCAGCCGTGCCGTTGTTGACTGGGTTCGGCGTGAGCAGGAACTTCGCCTTCTTAGCGGTCTGGCTCCCGCTCTCGCCTAGCCATGTGTAGACGCGCACGACGTCGACGGGGATGTCCTCCTCGTCCTCGTGCTCCACCAGGTAGCTGGACAGCTTGTTGTTCTTGTAGAGGTCGAGCTCGTAGTCCACGTTGAAGTCCTTGGACAGGGTGAACTTCGGGGAGTTCTTCAGGTTGATGTAGCTGGGCTCGTACGTGTTGGAGTCATTCGACTGATCCCAGCTCAGAAGGTTCTCGAACTCGACAAGGTCTGGCGCACCGTCCGTGCCGATGTCGATGTAATTCTTAATCTCGTAGCCCCAGACGGGGAGCTCTGCGTTGGTATCGCCAGCCATGTGGCTACCCCTTTCTCTTTGATTGCTTGTATTTCAGGTCGAAGGTCACCTGCCAGTCCTCGAACAGCGGTGCCTTGCCCAGGCACACGGGGACGCTCGCGGTCGGCAGCGCGTAGGCGACGTAGCCGTTGAGGACCATGCAGTCCTCGAGGATCGCGTCCGCCATCCTGCCGAGCAGCTCGCGGGCGTCCAGCCTCGTCTGCTGGTCGTCAGCGGAGATGCGGAGCGTCAGGGCGAATGGCATCGGGCAGATGCGCTCGCCGCTGATGTAGCGCTGCTGCTGGCTGTCCGACTCGGAGAGCTGCAGCATGATCCTGGGAAGCTCGCCGACGTCGGCCGTAAGCTCCTCGAAGCGCACGGGCATCGACGCCCCCACCTTCTCCGCCGTCTCCTCAACCAGGTCGAGCACCTGCTCGGCCAGTCCTTTGTCAGCAACCATCACATCTCCTTCCTAGCCGCCTGCTGCGCCTCCTGCGCCCACTTGGCTCCGTACTTGCGCTTCGCCTTGTCGAACCACTTTGGACCCGTACCTGGCGTGGTGTACCTCCACCCACCAGGCGCGTAGTAGTGCGCCCGCGCGTACGGCACGTTGCCGCCGCCGTAGGTCAGGCGGCCGCCGTATATGTCGCTCTGGGTGCCCGCGCTTCCGCGCAACGCGCCAGAGAGCATCGGCACGTACCGGTTCGAGTCGCGCCTTGCCGCCAGTGTGTACGCCTTCGCGGCAGCCTGCTGAGCCCTGAGCCCCTTCGCCACGGCTCGCGCAACGTCGACGCTCCCCACGCGCATGATGGTGGTCATCGCAGCTCCGCCTCCCAGTGCAGCGGCGCGCCGTTGATGCTCACCATGCTCACGCTCTCTACGATGAAAGCGTCCCTGGGAGGTTGGGCGTGGTCGAAGATCCCCAGCGCGGCCTTGTCTCCTTTTCCGAATGGCTTGCCGCGGCTCTTGACTATCAGGTCGGCGCTGCGCTCAGACGAATCGCCCCGATCGCCTGGGCTAGCGCCGTAGGTCGGCTCGAGGCGGCAGCGCTGGAACACTGTGCGCTTCCAGCTGACGCTGCGCCCCTCCTCAACCCTTCGCCACACGGTGACGATGTGCGGGTACATCATGGCTACACCGCCGTTCCTATAAGGCGCGTGCCCGACAGCTCGCGCTCGATGGCCGCGCCCACCGTGTTGGAGCGGAAGGCGGAGTCGGCGAACTTCACCGACACCTTGCCGGCGCTGTAGCTCGCAAGGCCCGACTGGTCGTCGCCGAGCGCCTCGACCGCCGCGTACACGGCGCGGTCCCGCGCCTCCCCCTCTTCCTGCGTGACGCTCGCTGGGTCGATCGCGGCAAGCCGCTGCCGCACCAGGGACTCGGCCCTGGGCAGGAGCGCGGAGAACGCCTTGCTCTCCAGCTGCCCGCCCCAGGATGCGTACCCCTCGAAGGTGGCGCCCATTAGATGGTCTCCACCTGCTCGGTGCCCTCGAGCGCCTGCGCTGCGGTTGCCTTGATGTCAACCTTCACGATGCCGTCAAGGAGCTCGGCGAAGAGCTTGGAGCCGGTGACCGCCGTGGTGTCGGTGGTCAAGGTCTTGTAGTCGACGTTGCGGTGAACGCCGATAAGGCCCGTGCTGTCGGTGATGAACTCGAACGCCTTCGCCACCTCGGAGTTGGTGGGGTTGGTGTAGTAGAGGATCAGGTTCTGCTTGGCGGTTGTGATCACCTTGCCCTGCTCGATGCCGCTGTACGCCACGACGTCGTACAGGCCGAGGAAGTCCTCGATGTAGTTCATGCCGAACGCGGTCTGGACGGTGATGTCCTTGGTGCCGAGGTAGTCGGCGATGTCGAGCGGGTTGACGAAGTACAGGAAGCCGTCTGTGTCGTAATCTTCCCAGTACACCTGGTTCTTGCCCCATGCGGCTGCGAGCGCGCCCTGGATGCCGGTGCCCGTTGCGATCGCGGTGCCAGTGCCCGTCTTCAGGAACGCGAAGAACTCGTTTCGAATGATCGCCTGGATGTCGAACATCATCTTGCTGTCCGTGTCCTCGACGGCCTGCTCGTAGCCCTTGTCGTTGATCGCCTCGTAGGTGGTCTGCTTGCGGTACTTCTTCAACGCAAGCTCGAAGATGTCCGCCACCTCGGTCTGGTACTTCGACAGAGGGATCTCCTCGCCCTCTGCCACGGTGCCGTCCTCGAGGGTACCCGTCACCTTGTAGGTCTTCACCGTCTGGCCTGGCACCTTCTCGATCTTTCGGGTGACGCCCAGGAGCTCGGTGAGCTGTTTCATGTTCTTGTTGAACGTGTAGACGAAGTCGATGGAGGACACCTTCGCGAAGTCCGCCGCCTTCATCATCTTTTCATCGACTGCCATTTCAATCTCCTATTCGAATTGGTCTTGGTTCGCCAGAATCGCCGCGCGGCGCTCCTTGGAGTCCTTGATGGACATGATCTCGTCGCGCGTCATCTTCTTGCCGTTGCCGCCTGGCGTGCCCGCGCTGGACACGGTTCCGGTGTTCGGCTGCTGGAACAGGTGGCCGCAGTCCTTCGCCAGCTTCGACACGTCGAGGCCGCTCACATGCCCGTCGGGGGCGATCTGCACGCCCTCCATGTCGATGTGCGCGATCGCGCCGGCGGTGTCGATGCATCGTGCCTTGATCAGCTCGTTCTCGACGACCAGGCGCTTCTCTCGCTGGGAAGCGGCGGCCGCCGCCTCCTGCTGCGCCTTCTCGGCTTCCTGCTTGGCTGCCTCTACCGCCGACTTCACGTCGTCCTCGGAGAGCGCCTTGCCCAGGTTCTCGGTGAGCGTCGTCACCTGCCCCTTGGCCTCCTCGAGCTGCTTCTTGAGGTCTGCGACCTCCTGCTCGAGCCGCTTCGCCTTCTGCTCGGCGCTCGGCGCGCCGCCTGGCTCGGCTCCCTTGGGTTCTGCCGGGTCGATGCCGCTGGGTTCTGCCATTCCTGCTCCCTTCCATCGGGTTTGTTCCGCGCTTCACTGCGCGCTTGACGGTGCCGCTCTCCGCTCGCGGCGTGCGTGCGCCCCTCTGCGCTCGGGGCCTGCGATGGTTGGAAGGTATTGGGAAGGTCACCTGGAGGGTTCCAGGGCAAAAGAAAAGCCCCGCCGAAGCGGGGCTGTTGATGTTGGTTGGTGTTAGGTTGTTGCGGCCTAAAGCCCTATCAGCTGTCGGGCAGTAGCGGCGGCGAGGTCGGAGATCACCGAGAGAGAAGCGGTGCCGACGGTCTGCGAGAGCCGCTTCTTCACGGCGCTCCAAACCTTGCTCGGCTGAATGGCGTCGAGCAGGTCGTTGCCTTTCCATGTGAGCGAGAAGATGCAGCAGCTTGACGGCTCGAACGCATCATCGGGCTTGACGTAGGAGGTTATCAGCCCCGCTTCCGTCATGATGCGGACATGGTAAGCGATGACGCTTTTCTCCCCTTCGAGGTCGTATGCGTTGGTTTCGCGCACCCCAGACTCCGCCTTGAGCATAAGCAGGTCGCGAACCATGTCCATGTCCCTACGCATTGTCCGAAACCGCCCCTCCGCAGAGCTCCCTTGCCTTTTCGACGGAGCATCCGCAGTCCTTCGACATCACCTCATAGAACCCCTCGCGGTTGTCGGGGTCGTATTTGAACCCGTACTTCACATAAAGGTCAGCGAAGGCAGTGTCGTCAACAGCCCACAAATCTTCCGACGAGAAGCCTAGAGCCTCGTTATCTTGAACCATTTCCTCACCTCATTCTCCGCTTCGAGCTGTCCGAAGGCTGCGTTCTCCGTCCGCGTCCTGTCGACAAGCTCTTTCCTCTTCTCAGTATATATCTCCCAGTACCGCTTCTCCATACCAGCCCAGTTCTTATCCGCCTCGATCAGGTAAACGTCCCCGTCGTGGCACGCAACGATGGAGCCTCGCACGTTGCGGTTCGCAACCGTCATCTTGATGTCCGCATATGAGGGGTACACGCTGGCCGGGTGGTTGTGCACCGTCACCACGCCGTCGGCGCATTCTGATGCCCTCTTAGATTCCGTCGGCTTCAGCCTTGCGCCGTGCGGCGTCGGCTCGTGTCCGAAGGTATCGGCAACGATGTCGCCGCTCCTCGCGTTGACGACGGCGAATCGCTCGCAGTCCGTGCCGTTCCTCTCGGCTAGCATCCTGCCCGCGTTGCGGTACAGCGACTCGCGCACAGCCTTCGGGAACTTCATCGACTCGTACTTGTCGTGGTACCTCTTCGAGTTTACGACCCTTCGGTTCACGTCGTAGAGGTTGCCTTTCTCCGTGGACTTCGGGACAAGAGACTCGCGAACGCCGTAGTTTGCCTTCCACCCCGCACCTGAAAGCGCCCTCGGCTGAGTCTTCACACCGTACGCCTTCTCGCGCTCCAGCCTGCGCGTCAGCATGTGCCGCTTGCACAGCTCGCGCACCTCCTTCTGCTGCTGCCCCAAGAGCAAGCGCTTCTGCACATAGCTGGGCGACTCAAGCCCGAGCCCAGCGCGCTCCATGTCGGCGATCTGGCGCTTTGTCGAGCGGATACGCCGCTCCCAAGCCCTCTGCCTCTGCTGCAGCTTGTAGTAATCGTCGGAATCCATGCCCCACTTCTCGCGCTCGGCCTTGAACTCGCGGTCGGGAAGCTCGGTGATGCCTGGGAAGTACGGGCTGATGATGTGACGGCAGTTCACGCCCTTCAGCCCGCCTGGCGATCCGTAGCCGGTAAGCTCCTTCATGCCCGGGTACTCCACGCCGTCGACCTCGCAAGGGCCGTTCACGCCGAACGGCAGGCCCTGCCACGCTGCATGGCTCGGGCGCGCGCCGTAGTGCGCGTCGGTTACCGCGAGCTGGTGGTTGAACGACCGCATGGCCTCGATGGTCAGCTCGCCGCCCGCCTGGCTCGCCTGCGTTGCTATGTGCGTGCGGATCGCCGCGTCGACGGGGACCTTGCGCCCGCTCTGGTAGGTTACGCGGAACGAGTCCCCTAGCCTCTGCACAGCGTCGGCCACTATCTGGTCGTGGGTCTTGGTCCCCAGCACCTTGGCGTTGACGGCATCCTCGACCACCTCATACCACGCTCTCTCGGCGTTGGCCTCCATCGCCAGGTTGTTGCGCTGCACGATGCTCGCCACGCGCTGCGCCGCCTGGTCTGCCAGCCTGCGGAAATGAGAGCTGAGCTGTTCGGAAACGGCAGAAGCGCCGTAGGCTGCGCCAAGCGCCAACAAGTCTGCCATGGCGGAAGATGCCAGCGCATCGCCTACCTCTGCCGCCACCTCCTTGCCCACGAGCGGGCCGTACTCCGCCATGATCTGCCGGGCCTTCGACGGCCACTCGCTGGCGAGCTGGACGAGCGCCGCCCTGTCCCACTCCCCCGCCATGCCCTGGGAGAGGTGCGCCACGATCGCGTCCGCCATCTCGGCGAGGTAGCGCTCCTGGCTGCCGTGCAGGACGCGGTCGCACATCGCGTCGATGTCTGCTTCCGACAGCGCCATCCGCTACAGCTCCATCGGCGCGTCATTGGGCGCGCCCTGGGACGCGGCCTTTGCGTCCTCCTCGGAGTACCCCTGCCAGCGCACCATGTAGCGCCACGGCTCCAGAAGCCCCGCGGCGACGTCCGCGCGGTCGCGCTCGCGCAGGGTGTCATCGTCCTCGATGATGCTGTCGCCCATCACGACCTGAACCTGGCCCGTGAGGTCGGGCAGCGCGGCTGTGCCGAGCGTGCGGTAGACGTTGGCGGCCGCCTCGATCAGCTTGCGGACTGCTGGCGCGATGACGTGCTCGTGCTTGCGGACGGTGCGCATGATCTCGGCGTTGTCGGAAGCCACCTCCTTGGCGGTTGTGATGCTTCCAGTCTTGTCCAGCGCGTACGCCTTCGTGCCGAACCCGATGCGCTTGCCGAGCACCTGAAGCGAGGTGGACAGCATCTCGCGCAGGGCGGCGGATCTGATCTCTGGGTTGTACTCGAAGATCGACGGCTTCCCGTCGTAGGTGTTGCTCTCGGTGGCGATGAAGAACTGGTGCCCGCTCATGTGCGGAATCTGGAGCCCGCCTGCCGCGTTGCGGCTGAACATGGACTCAGGCAGCAACAGCATCTTCTTCGCCAGGAACAGCTCGTTGCCGATGGCATCGAATGCGAGGTCGACGGTCTCCAACGCGTCGATCGCGTTGGCGAAGAGAGACACGCCCATAGGTGAGTAGTCCCAATACGGGTTGTCGCTCGCCAGACGGATCAGCTGGAACGTCGGGAGCGGCTGCTTTGTGTCGAGCGCCCTGTCGGCCTGCAGGTAGCCATCGGGCTGGAACTGCTCGCCCTCCTCGTCGAAGAAGCCGCACATGATCTGGTAGCTTCCCGTCATCGGGTCTGGTCGGTGGACCTCCACCTGGCGGCAACGCTCGCCCTTTATGTACAGCGCCGACACGAAGGCGCACGCCGTGCAGCCTCCCTCGCACCACTCCAGCGGCACGATGCTGCGCGCGTCGTAGCGGATAGGGTCGACCTGCAAGGAATCCGACTGCCCCACCTCCGCCGCTCGGCTCACGTGCAGCGCCCAGCCTGCCGTGCCGGTGGCGCACATGCGCTTCATGGCGAGCGGGGCCTTGTCGTTCCAGGCGGTACGGTTCAGCCAGCCATCCAGCCACGCCGTGGCGGCTTCCTCGGAGTCTGGGTCGGTCAGGCTGATGCTCGCCTTCTCGTTGTAGAGCAGGTTCGCCATGTCCTCGCACACCATGTCGGCGGGAGTGCAGCTGCGCACCTTCACCTTGTTCCTGCGCCCGTACTCGTCAACCTCCTCGCGGGTGTAGAAGTCGGCCTCTGCCATGAGGTAGGACCACCATCGGGACACGTGCGCGTCCATGGGCGTTGCCAGACTCGCCACGGGGTAGCCTATCGATTCCATCCATTTGACTGCGTTGGCGGTGAAGAGGTCGTTCGCCATTCTCTCTCCTTAGACGATGGTTCTGTCTGCTATGAGGTCGAACACGGCGTATCTCACCGCGTCGATCGTGTGGTTGTCCTGGTCGGGGAAGCCCTTGAAGCGCCCTTCCTCGTCCTCGAGGGCGCGGTAGCGCGTGAACTCCGCCCACGCGAGGGGGCAGCGCCTGCGGTCGATGTAGATGTGGGCGCGCTTCTGCAGCCACCTGATCCCATCCTCGACGGGGACGCGCTTCGATGCGCCCATGATCCAGACGCCGCCCTCTTTCCACGTGGCGATGTCCTTCGGGGCCGCAGCGTCTGCCCTGATCTCGTTGCACGGCTTGGACTTCTTGAACTGGAGCCTGCCCTCCGCCGTCAGCCTGGGCCTTCCGTCCGAGTCGCGCTCCGCGAGCCGGCGCTTCACCTCGTCGATGTTCGGCTGGTCGAGCGTCTCGGTGTTGAACAGCTCGTCGAAGACGTACAGGTCGCCCATCTTCCTGTCGTACGCGACGCGCAGGAACACGAAGGGGTCCTGCATGTACCCCCAGTCGATGCCGTTCTTGACCCACTTGAACCCGTTGACCGCCTGCTGGCCGCACTGGAAGTCCTCGACGTTCGCGAACACCCTGCCCGTGAGCTTGCTGCACTCGCCGAGGTACTCGTTGCGGTATGCCTCCTCGTTCGCCGCCTTGAGCTTCAGGGCGTCGGCGATGAACGCCTCGCCAAGCCACTCGGCGGGGACCTCGTTGTAGTTGACGCGGATCGCGTAGGTGTCGGGGTCCTCGACGGACTCGCGCCAGTGCTCGTTGCTCCAGTGCTCCTCGTCCGGGTGCGTGTTCCACATGCGGAACGTCCAGAAGTGGGGCGCGCCGCCGCGCTTGACGGACTGCTCCGCCTTGCGCACCTGCCTCATGCCCTTGAACTGGTTGAACTCCTCCCAGATCGCGAAACCGATGTACTGGTCCGGGTCTTTAAGCTGCAGCGATTTCGCCTTCTCGGGGTCGTCCAGGCCGCGGAACAGGATCACCTGCCCAGTCTCCCTGCGCCTGATCTCCATCGGCTGGTACGTGTACTCGAACTCCGCCTCGACGCCAAGGCGCTTGATGGCGCTGATGATCGTCGCGAAGATGGAGTCGCGTATGGTCCCCTGCACCTGTCGGAACGCCACCCCGCACAGCTTCGGATCGCGCAGCATGAGCATCACGGGGGCGATGCCGCCCAGGATCGTGGACTTGAGCGAGCCGCGGCCGCCCGTTCCCTCGTAGGTCCCGTGGCCTGCGGCCATGATGTCGCGCCACACGTCCCAGTAGGCTGGCGGCACGAGCGACGCGGTGTCGATGGTCGGGCGCGGGTGCTCCCGCTCGTGCTCCTCGAGCACCTTCCTGAACCTTGCGTTGCTCAGGCTGTAGTCGAGCGGGAAGTTGCGCTCCATGTACCAGGCGGCGGCCTTCCAGTCGCCGTCCTCCGCTGCGTTGCTGATCGTGTTCAGGTAGCGCTGCTTCCTGTCGATCCTCGCCTTTTGTAGGCTCTCCGCCAGGGCAACCTGGTTCTCGGTGCGCGGGTTCTTCAGCCAGCCGTAGAAAGCCGAGTCGGAGATCCCCAGGTACTCGATCACGTCCTTGTTGCGCAGCCCGCTGGAGACCAGCTCCGTGGCCTTGGCGACAAGCTCCTTTGTGCATTTCTCCTTTGACATGCCGCCGATGATGCGGCAAAGGTCACGCGCCTACGACGCGTCCAGGGCGCGGACGATCTCCAGCTCCCTGGAAGACAGGGCGATCCGTTCCGCCGCAGCACGTTCCGCCGCAGCACGTTCCGCCGCAGCACGTTCCGCCGCAGCACGTTCCGAGATCAGGAACCCCCCCCCGAAGATCCCGCTGCCAGTGTCGTTGTCGAGCCTCGACACCCTCACGCTCTCGCCGCGCGTCACCGACAGCTCCACGCCGTGCTTCGCGAGGTACGCGAGCCTCGAGGCGGTGACGACCTCGACGGGGAGATCGAGCTTGCGGACCTGCCTCTTCCCCGCCTTGGCCGCGGCGTCGGCTGCGGACTGGACCATTGCGCGCAGGCCGGGCGCCGACTTGGCGCGGACCTCCGATGGCTCCATGTTCGTGATGAAGCTGGTGTTGACCTTCGCCCCGTTGGCGTACGTGACGGAGCATCCGCACGCGAGGTAGGTCACGGGCTGCTTGCTCGCGGTGAAGAGCGTGAGCGTCGGCGCGAAAAGGAAGAAGGGGACGCTCTTCGAGCAGTAGAACCGCACGATCCTTGACAGGATCGAGAACGGCGGGTTGTCCACCACGCAGCAGCCGTCGGGGTACCGCTCGCGCTCGTAGTCGCCGCCGGGGAAGAACGGGCGGACGATGCTGGAGCGCTCGACGCCGTACTCCGACTCGCACCACCTCACGACCTCCTCGTAGACCGGCTCTGGCGTGTAGCAGTCGTCCGTCGTCGACTTCGGCTTGAACTTCTCGACGAACTCGGCGTAGTCTTCCCTGGGCATTGCGTTCCTTTCGTCCTATGGGCACAAAGAAGGCCCGGCAGCTCATCGCCGCCGGGCCGGTTGAGAAGGGTCCGTGAACCACGGCCCGTATGTTGTACGCAGAAGGTCACGCCCAGGGATCCCGCCGCCGTTCTACCGCTTGGCCCTCTTGGTTCCGCATTCCGGGCAATACGTCCCGACCTCCGAGTAGAACGTGTCGCAGCAGTAGTCGCAGTGCCATTCCTCGACGTTGAGGACCTTGTAGATCGTGGCATTGTCGTAATGCTCGCAAAGTCCGCGCTTATAGCCATATACCCCGCCGATCATCGCTGCGCACAGCACGGCAACGATGGCCACGGGGATCCATGGCACAAGCTTCTCGCTCATTCCTCCCGTTCCTTCTTTCTGCTCGGCACCTCAACATCGACCAACTCCACGCACTCGACCGCGGTGCCGCAATAGTCGTCGTACTCGTCCATGTCG